TTCTGCCTTGGCCATGTGTACTTCATCGACCATAACGCATTGTACATCATCCAATAACATCTCCATTTTTGCACAGGCCACTTCGTCCCAATTTTTGCTATTTTTGTCTAAAATATTGAGACTTTGCCAAGTGCAAATTGTATGAGTTTTATCGAGGTCTTTTTGGTCACCGTAGTAAACGCCAACATCTAAACCAACGTTGACAAAATCTTCAAGTGTCTGTTCCACTAAACTTTTGTTAGGAACAATGGTTATTGTTCGACCGTATTTTTCACAAATTTTGCTCAAAGTTGCAGTGGTAATAGTCTTACCAAAACCTGTGGCAATTTCCTGTATGCTCTGTGGATGTTCGAGGAATGTGTTGATAACTTCAACTTGATCTTCACGCAACCTAATAGGTTGACCTTCAAATCGATGTCCTTTAGGCCATGTAGCATCACCCCAAAAATCCACCGAAATTTTGTCAAATTTTAGGTCAACAGGAATGCGCTGATCTTCCAGTTCAATATAGAAGTTTTTACTTTCTAAATATTCTAAAACCTGCGGAAGCATACTTAGATAAGTTGTTCCTCCAAGACCGAAAAAACTCACCGTGCCGTCCCAACGACCTAGTTTATAGGCTGGTCTAAAGCGAGCAGTAGGGTCTTCATACTTGAATTTTTTGACCAAGGCTTTGCGTGTATCAAGATCTAGATTTTCAATCTTAATATTGACTTCATCTTTAATAACTATTTTACAAGTAGCCAAAATCAAATCCTATGTATTTTTGTTTTACCCCAAAATTAATGAAATTTTGGTGATTTTTGGTATATTCTTTAAGTGTGTAATGTGCCATAGCATACCCTGTGTTTACTATTGTATTAAATTTTATTTTAGATTTCAATAGCGGTTTAGGTAGTTTAGCACTGATAAACACTACTTTTGTTTCTGACGAAATTGGACCATTTAGACTCTGATTTTTTACAAAATCATTAAATTTTCTACCAGTTTCAGAAGGTAATCTGAATAAAATTGACATGTTTTTTTCAGGGATACCTATGCCCTTTAAAATGTCAAAAACCTGCAGAGTTTTATTATATTCATCGCCGCCGGGGATAATGATCAATGTTGGGCCATTATGTTTGATAATGGTTTTTAGGGCAGAAATTCCAGTTTCTGTAGGATCTAAATGAAATCCGGTATTGGTATCTTTGATTAAGAAATTTTTAACTTCATTTTGAACATAAGAACTGTTTAGGTATTCATTTATATGATCATCCCATAGTGTTACACCTAAATTACGGGCTTGGAACACCGCTTCTAAAATATCATCAGTTTCAATTTCTGGCATATTTTTTGGAGAATTTTGTATTTTCAACTCTCCATTAATAATGCTTAACATAGGTGCATATTGCTCTGCGTTATTAATAATATTTTCAACCGTATCTGCGTAATTTTGAAAATCTTCACTAAAAGTAAAAGAATCATCAGAACATAGATCTGATATAAATTTGATATTTTGCTCAGAAATTGGAAAATGCCAGGCTGTTGTATCTTTATCCCAAACAATGCTTGCGTTGTTATTATGTTTTGCTTTAAATTCTCTTATTGCCTTAACGCCCTCGTCTGAGTAGGGAAACTTTACTTCAATAATATTTCCATCGATAATGTTAACAGATTTGTTTAACACAGATTTACGTATTTTTAGTTTAAAATTGGGATTTTCTAAAAATGGCAGTATTTCGGTTTTTAATCTACTAGACAAAGAAGATTCATATCGTTTAATAATACGTATTGCTAACACACTTTGTTTTTCAGTAAAACCCGTACCGTTGAAATATTGATCAGAAAAACTTTGTAGAATAGCCATGTCGGCATCATTTACAACATGCCGAGATCTCGATAATTCTTCAACCAATTCTTCTATATACATAATATTATTATACACTTATATTGAAATATCTTCAAGTCCTGCTGTGCGTAGTTTGACAATATTTGTTATTTGCCATTGTTTTTGATCCAATGCTTTAATAATGCCTAACCATTGATTACGAAGCATGGCAAATTCATTAATGATTTTTTCCATATCAATAACTTCATCCTCACCTTCGACATATTTGTTAACATCGCTAGAACTCAAGGCTCGTGCATAAGTTTCTAAATATTTACGAAACAATTTAGATCTTATTTTACGAAGGTCAATGTTTAACGATTCAAGAATAGCTTCAAGTTCTTGCAGTTGGTTAAATCTTTGTTCAACAATACCCGGCAAAGAAGCAGAGGCCTTTTCCACGCTGCCGTGGATCTTGACCTCTGTTCTTGCTTGTTCGAGTTCGTTGTAAAAGTAATCTAAACAGCCTGGAAGGTTTGCTATGTCTTGGGAGACTTTAGCATACCATCCCATGTTTAGTATTCCTCGTCTTCGTAGCCGTAGTCGCTCTCGTCCTCATCCTCGTCGAGTTCTTCATCCCCGACTACAAGTTCAATAGCTTCGTCTAGACTAGTGTCATAACCTACTAGGCCTTGTAAGACACTGACATCAACATCTTTACCTAGCAAATAATCGACAAAATGATTAGCCGCAGTTTCTTTGTTTTTGTCAGAGATGTATTCTTTGAACACATCCCAAATCTCGATGATTTGATCTTCTTCCATTTATGTTTCCTCTGATGCTTCTTCAGTGACAACAGGAGCACTTACTGCTGATTCATCCCATTCCTGCATGATAGTCATCAACTTATCTTCAGTCCATCCCTTACGGAAATATGCTTGGATTTCGCCTGTTGCCTTACTTGTATATTGTAACTTATTTCCCGACTTTGTCAATACGCCCATCTTTTCAAACATATCAACTAGGCCACTTGTAGGCTTCATACCAGTACTGTAAGGAATCTGAACTTGTACACTTTCAAAAGGTTTAGCATAACGAGTTTTCATGATCTTACAGGCACTACGAATACCTAGTACATCACTGACCTTGTTGCCATCTTCATCTTCTTTCAACTTCAACTTCTTCATGGCAACCACGATAGAAGATGCATAAATGAATCCCTGTCCACCAGAAATTTTATCGTCTGGATCGAACATATCTTGCGAAGCGTATGTGTGATTTGTACAAACCATTCCAACATTATAACTCCCAAACATATTTACACAGTTACGAACTAGTGATGTAAGTGCTTTAGGCTTACGGCCCATGTCACCTTTCATTTCGCCTGCTTCGAACTGATTAATATCAGTTGGTGTTAGTAACATACCCAAACTGTCGATTACAAACATAACCTTGGGACGTTCGTCTTCGGGCATGGCTTTGTATTCTTTCATGAATTCTGAAATGGTTTTTGCCACATCATCAATCATTGCCATATTGAGTTTTAGAAGTTTTTCTTCGCTAGTATCAACACCAAGATCTTTCAACCATTTTTCATCTAAAGCATTTTCGCTGTCAACTAAGACAACAAAGATACCTTGTTCTTGTGCATGTCGAACCAAGTTGCCGGAGCAAATATAACTCTTACCAGCGCCACTTTCACCAGCAAAAACCGTTACTTTACCCAATGGAACTCCTTTGAAGAAGTCCCCTGAAATAAGATAATTTAAAGCATAGTTGCCAGTGCTAACCCAGTCAGTTGGGTCATTGAAGCCTATGCCAAGTCCATCGATAGACTTGGTGATAGACTTACGGAACTTCGAAATATCGAAGGCTTTTACCATAGTCTATCTCCTGATTATTGTTGGTTACGTTTACGGATCATCGCAATGATGTCGCTAGCACGGCTACCTGCATCGCTACTTGTCGGAGTGTCTGCTGGTGTGGATGCTGGAGCATCTTCTTCCCAAGGTGCGGCATCTTCGTCCATTGGAGCGGCTGCTACTGGAGCAGGGGCAGGTGCTGGACGGGCTGCCGGAGCAGATTGAGTTTGGTTGTTATTACCGCCTCTCATACCGTCTGGTTTGAAGTATTGTCCCCAACGATCCATGTCAAATGCTTCGCCATCGACTGATGCTTCAAACATTTCTTTCATGACCTTAAGTTCAACATCTGTAGGTTTCTTTGGCAAGAATGTCTTCAAATCAAACAAACCATATTGTTGGATAGCGGCTTTTTCTGTTTCGCTTAGAGCACGTTCACGACGACTCCAGGTTGAAGTTGTGTAATCTGCATAACCACCTTTGCTTGTCTTAGCAATCTTGAAGTCCAAGCCACGGACATAGTCAGTTGGCAATTCTTCAATTTCACTATCCATCAAAGCATTCTTAACAATGTTAAAAATTTGGCTGCTCATGATAAAGCGACGGATTGGATTTTCCGGTGTCTTATCTTCTTGTAGTTTAGAGTCTACAACCAAACCTTGGAACAAATATGACTTTTTCTTCCAGTACTTACGACCCATATCTTCCAAGCTCTTGTCCTTAAACCATGGACGAACTTCTGTTAAGATTGGACAAGTTTCACCCCACATTTCCATGCATGGAACTTGTACTGTTACAGGTTTTGAATTTGTATCACCTTTCACACCAGCGAAAGGCAACTTGATCATTGCTCGTTCAATCCAGAAAAAAGTATTGTTGGGATCTGCGTCAGGAAGGAATCTAACTGTTGCTGTTTGCCCTTCTGCAATATTCCAATGTGCGAAAATTGCGTTGTCTCCCCCGCTTGTGGAGTTTTGTTGTTGTGAAGAAGCTTGAAGCTTCGCGCGGATTTCTGCTAAAGTTGCCATAATGATTTTCCTTAATAAATGTAAATGTTATGCCTCTCTTTTATAGACCACTGCCTACAAAAGAAAAAAAGTGCATATAACTATTATATGCACTTTTATTTATCATAGCAACCTATACAGTTGCAAATATTGGTATTATTTTGCCAATCCGGAAAGTTTCAAAATGTCTGTAATATCTTCTTTCATTCCCATTTTTGATTTAAGATTTGACAAACCTTGACTGCTTGTTAGGCTCTTGGATCGTTCTTTTTCCAAATCTTTTGTACTCATTTTCCAATCACCGCCCTTTTCTTTACGCTGTGCCGCAGGAATTTCGCTCTTGTCAACTTCTTCTGATGGCATGATATTGGTGTTGAAATCAGTACCACCATTGCCACGATCGCCGATTCCTTCTACTTTAGATTTAACATTGCCTAGTAGTTCTTTCAAACGGCTTAGACCGTCATCTTCAACTGGGCCGTGTTTGGCTTCCCATTTTTTGGTAAGTTTTTCCATGAATTCTAATGCTAGTTGTTCGCATTGGTCACCAACTTCATCACCGAACATTTCAGCACATTTCTTTTTAACGTCTAGAGCAATGTTTGGAGCACCGTTGAATGGACCGACTTCTGGGTTATCTTCATTGAAACGACTCTTAACAAGTTTAGCAACTTCTTTAACCACTGCTTCGCGAGTTGGCATGGTTTTGTTAGCAGGGCCACTCATTTCCTCGTTTTCTGTTGCTGGTTGTTCTGGAGGTACTTCTGTTGGTTCTTGTTTGTTGCCGCCTAATCCCAACGATGTTACTAGGTTAGGATAGTTTTCTTCAGCCCAGGGAGTTAGTACATCTTTAATAGGATCAGCTTCTGGATTGATTCTAGATTGAGCTTGAAACTTTTCCGCTAGTTCGGGGTGTAGTTCAACTAGTTCATTAAAAAACTCAATAGCAGTTTGACCGTTTGGACCTAACTGTAGTTTGCCGTCCGGAAGTTCATTGATAGCAGATTTTAAAGTTTGGATCTGATCTTGAGTAAGTTCTCCACCTTCAGTGGCATTAGCCCAATCTTCAAACTCTGATTCTGGACCATTGCGGCCATGGCTGGCTTGTCCC